TAGACACTCGCTACCTAAGTCTGAGAAAGATAGGGTAAAGGTATAGTCCGACTCTCACAGTAATGTGAGTCAGTTCGTAACCAATTTGTCGCAGGTTCGAGTCCTGCCCGGGGAGCCAATTTTGACAACTGTCCGAAACTGGATGGTTTTCGGTTAACGCCTCACTATTATTAGTGGGGCGTTTTACTTTTTGGGCGGTTATATCGGGCAGGGTGCTGGGCAGGATGTCTTGTATCGGCTCGCTTATAAACATGTTCAGCGCAATCTTATCCTCATAGATTACAATATCCTTAATCAATGCCCGAAGGAGGCTTTTCTGGGCTTCAGCAGGGGCTTTATCCATATACTGCATGGCAAAGCGTATATTATGGTGCAAGAACTCGCCAGAATGGGCGTTCATTTGGGCGATCCGCTTCTGGGCTTGCAGTCTGCTTAACTCGCTGTCAACCTGCGCAATTTCGGTTTCAAGGGCGGTCATTTTGTCTTTAAAGGTGGATCCCTGCGGAATGGTGCCGTTCATGGCTAAATCGAGCAGTTTTTGGGATTCATGGCGCAAGGTGTGCAGGTGTTCTTCTTTTTCTTTGGTTTTCGCTTCAAGAGTTTCAAGTTTGACCTGTGATTCAAGGATGGCGTTTCCGATTGCTTTGGTGATCATTTCCTGATCTTTTGAAGCTCGCTTGAAATACTCCACAACCGCCTCATCAAACACGGTGGCAGATATTCTTTTGTTTGAACAGCCGAGGGCCTGTTTCGATCGGTTGCATTCGTAGTAAAAGAATTTTCTTTTGCCACGCCCGCCAGCGAAATTACACATCATATGACTTCCGCAATCACCGCATTTTAGTAATCCCGCCAATAAATAACTATATTCCTTTTCCTTTGGCACGAAGTTATGTCCGGGCAGTTTCGCTGTCAGGATTCTGTTGGCACGTTCCCAGAGTTTGTCATCGACTATGGCTTTGTGTGTGCCTTTGTGCATTTCACCGCTGTAGTGAATGTATCCTTTATAAAATGGATTCTTGATCAAATGGGAGAGGGACTGTCTGCGCCATGCTTTTCCTGTTGATGTTAGCAGTCCACGTTTTTGCAGTTCAAGCCCGATTTCAGTCAGCGATTTATTATCTGCCGCAAGTTCCCATACGATTTTAAGGATGGGAGCAACTTTTTCGTCCACAATAATTTTATTCGGTTGGGTTCCGTTTGGCAGACGTTCGCCATCAGGGATGAGTTTGTATCCGTATGGAAGCTGTCCACCGACCCAGCGTCCTTGCCGTACTCTCGCAAGGGCGGAAGCCTTCACACGTTCTCCGGTTAGTTCCCTTTCAAATGCAGAAAGCAATCCTAAAATTCCAATCACCACACGCCCGATAGCGGTTGAGCTGTCGAGGTTCTCACGCACAGAAATAAAATCAATATCATTGTCACGAAACAGATCAATGAGGGAGTAGAGGTCTCTCGGGTTTCTGGTTAAGCGGTCGAGGCGGAAGAAGATGATTCCGTCAAACGACCGCTTTTTTTTGTTTACGTCCTCAAGGATTTTCTGGATTCCCGGCCGGTTCAGGTCTTTACCGGAAAATCCGTCATCATTTACCACGCCTTTTTTACCGATGTTTGCCATTTCATATCCGAAGGCATCGAGCATGTTTTTGCAGTGGTGCGCCTGAGCGTCCAGCGTGGTGTAGTCGCCCTGCGCCTGATCATCAGTCGAACACCGTGTGTATATTACATATTGCTTGGTGCCGTCTGATTTTTTGTTATTCGGCATAATCATAAAGCATCACTCCTTTTTACAACCCCTATAACAACCGTTTGGACAAGTCAAGCTATATACCCCGGGGCGGAATATCCGTCCATCTACCGCATATATACGTATTTTTTTAAGTTTTTGTATCACTGCCTGAGACACTTTCGCCAATTTCTCCGTATGTACGCCCTGAGGTGAGAATCATGGGCGAAAGAGCTACAAAACAATTTAACAAACGGTTTAAAGGCGGGATCGAGATCCGGTTTGCGGAAAGTGCTTTAAGCCCGGCAGAGCAGGAGTATCGCAATAAGTGTTTGAGGGAATCGATCACGGCAATCTTTCGGGGATTGCTGGGGCGTGAGCCTTCGCATGAAGAACTGACCGGGCAGGTAGATATCTCTTTGAATAAAGGGATTTTACGACGCAAGAAAAACCTCCGTTAGGCCTCCGTTATGGAGCGGGAGGTTTCAAAAGCGTAGCATTAAATTGTGCTGGTTCATTGAGAACTCACTTTTTGAAAAAAAAGGAGGAGTCTCTCATGAACCAGAATTACGCAGGACTTTTTGAAAATTGGGAAATCGGTGTAGCTACAAAAGTTATCCGGGAGTTCAAAGCACAATGGAAATGGCTTCAGCGCATAGACGAAGAAGACTTGCTTCAGGAATGCCTGACTCACTGGCTATTCAGCCGGGACAGGTTCGATCCGCAAGCAGGCGCAAAGCGCAATACGTTTATGGCTCGGGTTGTTGCCAACAAGTTAAAGGACATTATCCGGGAGCAGTCGAGCGATAAACGCAAAGTCGCTCACCAGAGTTCGTCAATAGACCAGCCCTTAAGTGATGATGAGGAATCTTCCTCATTATTAGATGTTCTCGCTTCTGATTCAGATTTCCGCTTACAGGCGGAGCTGAGAATCTCAATCGAACAGACTTTTACGCATTTAACGGAAAACCAGCAGAAGCTGTGCCGGTGTTTGAGTGAGGGATGCACCAACATGTCGGAACTGGCAACAACGCTAGGTGTTGGGCGTGCAACCGTCTACAGGGAGATTGAGCGTATTAAAGATGTGTTTGAGAAACAGGGGCTGAAAGATTTTTTGAAATAGGCTGAGACACTTTTGAGAAAGGTTACGTATGTACGCCTTGAAGGAGAAAAACGATGCAAGTTTGCAGATTTAAATTCAAGAAAACCATAAGCCGGGAGCAGATCGAAGAACATATCGCTTTCGCTGTTATTTCAGCGGAATGCACCTTCGGTCAGGCAAAAGTCCGGCTCAATGCGGCTTATCTGGCCGCAGACAGCAAGGTTGTTATCGATGTTTCAAGCCCTGTTGGTGAACACATCGCCGAGGTGTTTACAGGGCTTCTTATTAAAAATTACGGCGAACAATCGTTCACGGTTGAAAGGGTACGCAATGAAAGTCATTCAGGGACTGAAAAAAATTTATAAGCGCATGAGCTGGTACAACCGCATGAAGTTCAGAGAGGCGAACTTTAAGGAATTGAAAAGGAGCAGGAAGTGAAACTTTACAGACACCAGAAAGAAGCAATTGAGTTTGCGATTCAAAATGACGGTTGCTGTGCTTTCTTTCACGACCCCGGGTTGGGAAAGACACGCACAGGACTTGAGGTATTCCGTCATTACAGAATTGCCGATCCGAAGTTGCGTCTTCTGGTTGTATGTCCGCTTTCGCTGGTCAATTCAGCGTGGGGTGAGGATATAAAGAAATTCACGGATTTTTCTTATCTTCCTTTTAAGGAGCTGAAGAAAGCAAAACAGCTTCCGGACATCGTGGTCATTAATTATGAAGCGCTCATTTCAAAAAAGAATTTGCCGGTCATCGAATCGCTTATCTGGAAGTACAACTTCATGTGCATTCTCGATGAGAGTTCCCGCCTGAAAAACAACAAGAGCGTTACCACTAAAACACTTCTTAAGCTTTCAGAGTATTTCCGTTACCGCATTGTGGCTTCAGGTACGCCGATGCCAAACAGCGAGCTTGAGCTGTGGGGGCAAATGAATTTTGTTGAAGCAGAGCTACTGCATAAATCCTTTTATGCGTTTCGCAATACCTATTTTCACTTAGAGCGTAACGGAATTATGCGCCGTGGCAGTGCTTATATGAGTAAAGACGAATTGCGGGAGATATTCAGCGAAGGCTGGAAGTATGCCATTACCGATGAGAGCCGTGAACTTCTCATGAGTGAGATCAAACCTGTGACGCACTGGGTGAAGAAGGAGGAGGCGCTGGATTTACCCGAGAAGGTTGACGAGACACGGGAAGTCGCACTCTCTGCGCAGGAGCGTCAGGCGTACAAGGAAATGGAGAACATGCTCATCACGGAGGTTGATGGCGTTGAGGTCAGCGTTCAGATTGCTCTTTCAAAACTGATGAAACTCAGGCAGGTCACGGCGGGCTTCCTTTATTCAGAGGATGGCGTTCCGCTTCCTATCGGCAAATCTTCAAAAATTAAAGAACTTGAGAACGTGCTGGAGGAGCTTGGCAAACAGCAGGTCATCATCTGGGTTCAATTTCATCACGAGGTGCGTGAAATCGAGAAACTGGTGCGTGAGAAGTTCGGCAAAGTCGTGACGCTGTATTCAGGGACAAAGGATCGTGAAGAATCGATCAGGCAGTTTAAGGAAAACGAGGCACAGTATCTGATCGCTCATCCCCGCTCAGCCGCTCACGGGCTTACGTTTATCAACTGTTCAGCAATGGTGTTTTTCAGTCTGGACTATTCATATGAGGCTCACGCTCAGGCTCGTGACCGTATTCACAGAATCGGTCAGACGGCGAGCTGTCTGTACGTGTATCTGGTGGCAACAAACTCAATTGATGAAGAACTTTTGCAGGTACTGCAACGCAAAAAATCATTACAGGACGTGGTGTATGGGATTGTCAGAAACAAGGCTAAAAGAAAAAGTTCTCGCAATGCTTAAAAAGGAGTTTCGAGATGTGTGGGTTTACAAAACTGCGGATAGATGGAAATCAGGGATACCCGATGTCCTTGTGTGCAAAGAAGGACGCTTCTTTGCGGCTGAACTCAAAGTCGGGAAAAATAAAGCTACGAGGTTACAGCTTAGCGTTCTTAGAAAGATTCAACGTGCCGGCGGGCGTGTGGCTGTGTGTCGTAGTGTGGATCAGGTCAGGAATTTACTTAATAACGAAGGAGGTGATTTAGATGATCAAGATCGGTGAAAAACTTCTCGTCGCTGTAAAGGTCACGAGCATTATCGAGACCGAAAGCGGAATTTGTTACGAAGTATCGCCCTTAGGCAAGGACAGGTATTACCAGTCAATGAAGGTCATTGCTGAGGATATTCAGTCCTGTCTGGGACAGGAACAAGAAGGAGGAAAAAAGAAATGAATAAAGAAGCTGAGAGAGATTTGCTCTGCCGTTTCAAATGCGCTAAAGAACGCCGGGATCAGATGAAGGAAGCGTTAAAACAGGCGCAGGAGGAATTCGAGCAGGAGGAATCACGGCTCATTGAGTTTCTGGAAGGAAACAGTGCGATATCAACTGCCAAGTATGAAGGTATCGGATACGCACAGATTCAGAAACCGAGACTTTATGCGAGCTGTCGGCAGGAGGATTTAAACAGGCTTTTTGATTTCCTTAAAGAACAGGAACGTGAGGATCTTATCAAAACGACTGTCATGCCGCAGAGCCTTTCGAGTTTTACGAAAGAACGCATAGAGGAGGGCTTGGAGGTTCCGGAGTTTATTAGTTACTACTTAAAACCGTCAATCAGGCTTTACGCCTAGAAAAGGAGGCATGACATGTCTAATGAAATCACAAAAACAAATACCGCATTAATGCAACAGGATAAGGTTCAGAGAGGTTTTGAATCCGGTGTTGATCAGGAGGACTTGATCATACCACGTGCGAAACTGATTCAGGCGTTATCGCCTGAAATGCAGGAAGGCTTGGAAGGAATAAAGGTTGGCTCGATCATTAATTCGCTGACAAAAGAAAAACTGCCCGATGAGTTTATTCCTGTCTTTGCTTTTAAGAATTACATCCGTTTCAATCCCCGCAGTAAAGATGACCCGAATTTCGATCCGGCGTTTGAGCCGGGAGCGATCATCTGGCGTTCAACTGATCCGGCAGATCCGCTGGTTCAGGAGCAGACAAAATTCGGACCCAATGGCGAGAAGCCGGTTGCGACAACGTTTCTCAACTTTTTCTCGTTCTTTCCGGGTGTCGCAATGCCGGTGATTGTGAGCTTTTCAAAAACGAGTTACCGCACCGGTAAACAGCTTTTATCGCTGGGTAAGTTTTGCGGAGGAGATATGTTTTCCCGCAAATACAAGCTCACTTCTCAGATGGAGACAAATGACATCGGCACATACGCAGTATTTAAGGTTGTGCCGTCAGGTGGAGCGTCACCGGATGAGTATGCGGTTTGCGAGCGGTTGTGGAATGAGTTTTCCGCAAAGGCGGGCGACATTCAGGTTCATGTTGAGGAATCTTCCGAAGAAGAAAGACCGTATTAAACACAATTCAGGGGTGGGGATCGTCCGTCCTCACCCCTGTTCTATTTGAAGGAGCTGTTTATGGGAGTACCTGTTCAATTACAAAATGACAGGTACGGTTTTCTTAAACTTCGGGGGCAGACAAAGATTCCGGCTGAGCCGGGATGGCAGAAGAAACCGTACCGTTTTAAAGATATAGAGCCGTGGATCGGCACAGGCAACAATTATGGCGTTATGGGTGGCGAAGGCGGATTGATTGTTTTAGACGCCGATAAAAGCCGTATTAGCGAGATTGCCGATGTTGATTTGCCACGAACATTTGCCGTGCGTACGCCACGGTGCGGTCATCATTACTATTTTCTTTGCCCTGATATAAAACGGAAGATTGTTTTAAAAACAGAAAAGGATCATTTCGGCGAGATCATTTCGCACGGCGCTCAGGTAGTCGGGTGCGGATCGATTCATCCGGATACAAAGACGCCTTACGAGATTTACCGTGATGAGGGCATTGTCGAGATATCGCAGGAGCAGATATTTTCTGTTCTGGCGGAATATTTGATCAGTGAGCGGCAGATGTACGAAAGGATCAAGCCAGAGGATCTGGACATCATGACCGTGCTTAATCAAACAGGTGTTGAGGTCAAGAAGCTTGGCAATCAATACACCTGTGCTCATCCGGTTCACGGCTCAACAGGAGGGGCGAATCTTGTTATTCATCCGCAGAAGAATGTTTGGAAATGTTTTCGCTGTAATACAGGGGGCGGAACGCTTCTTTTGATTGCGGTTATTGAAGGGATTGTTGACTGTGCTGACGCAAAATCGGGAGTGTTGCGTGGCGATCTGTTTAAGAAAACAGTCAAGATCGCTGAGGAGAAATACGGGTTTAAGGTGCAGAAGCAAAGCGGTATTTCCGTGCCTTCAGGGTTGTGGAATGACGAGTGGAACGCAAAGAGGCTTTTAGAGCGTCATCGTGAATGGATACGCAACTGCGATAATCTCGGGGGCTGGCATGTATGGAATGGCAAGGCGTGGATTGTTGATGAAGTGCATTCGATTACTGCTCTTGCCCGGGATACGGTCAAGACGTTTTACGATTATCTGCATGGGATGGATGAGGATGCGCAGAAAGCGTTTATTAAGCATATCCGTTCATCAGGAAATGAAGCAAAACTCAAAGCAATGGCAAATGTCGCACGGAGCTGGCCGAACGTTTCAGTCCGCTCGGATGATTTTGATTCTAATCCATATTTGCTTAATTGCCAGAACGGTGTCATTGAATTAAAGACCGGCAAACTGATTCCCCACGCTCCGGATTTGCTTTTAACGAAGATTTGCAACACGTATTACGATTCAAGCGCAACGTGCCCGGAATGGGACAAGTTTTTAAACACGATATTTCAAAAGAATGAGAAGCTGATCGCATTTATTCAGAAAGCGGTCGGGTACGGATTAACCGGAGATGTGTCGCAACAGATTTTCTTTATTCTGCACGGTGACGGTGCAAACGGTAAATCAACCTTTGTGGAGACCATTTATAAAATTTTAGGCGGTTACGCCGCAATAACGCCTACCGCAACGCTGATCGCAAAACGTGGAAACGAGATTCCCAATGATGTCGCACGTTTAAAAGGCGCACGTTTCATTATTTCATCAGAGCTTGAACGTTCCAAACTTCTGGATGAAGCACTGGTCAAGCGGTTTACAAGTGAAGAACCGATATCAGCTCGCTTTTTAAGGCAGGAGTTTTTCGAGTTTAAGCCTACCGGCAAGATTTTTCTTTCCACGAATTACAAGCCCACTATCAGAGGAACGGATGACGGGATCTGGAGGCGTATTCGCCTGATACCGTTTGATCATAAATTTGAAGGCGCAGAAAGGATTGAGAATTTTGCCGAGAAGTTTCTGCTTCCCGAATTGCCGGGTATTCTCGCATGGGCTGTGCGTGGATTTTTACGTATGCAAAAAGAAGGAATGAAACCGCCGGACATTGTAATGAGCGCAACGGACGAATACAAATCAGCGGAAGACGGAGTGGGTGCGTTTTTGGAGGAGTTCTGCGAGCTTAAGGATTACATGACGGTTTCTGTTTCGGATTTGTACGAAGCATTTAAGGAAAATTCAGACTTTTACATGAAGAAAAAAGACTTCAACGATTATCTGGAAAAGCACGGATACAAGAAAGAAAGGCTCACATCAGGATATCAGAAAGGCAGATTTATCTGGAAAGGTATCGGATTGTGCGGAAATTCGGAGGGCGAAGATGCGAGACCGTATTAAGTTGCTTCACTCTGGCGATTTTCTTCACCGCCATAAAGCCTTTATTTATAAGGGTTTTCTTAAATTCGTCCATATCGGAGTGAAGCTGGTGAAGCATTTTGCCATAACGCATGTAGAAAAAATTCTTTTTTATATATGCCTATAGGCTTTTAGGGAAAAACCCTTCACTTGCTTCACTGCTTCACCGCAGGAGGATTTATGGATAAGCACGAACAATTCAAACGCCTGTACAAGAAGTTTGTGGATGGCACCCGCTGGCTGAACCAGAAGATAGAAGACGGTACGGTTACTGATCAGGACAGGGATGATTTTAATCGATTGGTTGTTGAACCAATGGACGTGCTGTGGGCTACGTTTACGGATGAAGAAAAACAGAGCTGGGATACGGTTAAGTACGCAGTTGAGCTGTTTGAAGGAACGATTGTTCTTGAGGAAGAAGAACAGCGTAAACGCCAGCTTGAACAGAAAAAGAAAGGAAAGAAGAAACGATGGAAAAGTTATTTCCGACGATATTAATTATTCTCGATCTTGCCGCAAGTGCTGTCTATGCCTGTCAGGGTGATGTGAGGCACGCTGTTTACTGGATATCGGCAGGGGTGTTGACGATATGCGTCACGTTTTAATCGCACATGATAATTGCGGGTCCTTCCCGGGGGGCGTTTGCCGAGGGTCGGGCGAGGCGCATTTTGTCAGTGATGTTAAAAATATTTTTCGTGTCGTGTTCGTAACGCATTACGGCATAGATTTTCTATCAGGCTGGCGCACATTGGCGAAAAGGTTTGATTTTATTGGAGTTATAAAGACGTTTTTTAAACCATAAGGAGGAAGAAATGGCAGAAATTAAAGTAAAACCCGACATTTGTGATGTCGCCCTGTCGGCTATTCAACCGGCACCGTATAACCCGAGGGAGATTTCAGATGAAGCGTTGACCGGCCTTCGGCAGTCACTGGAGCGGTTCGGCATGGTGGATTTGCTGGTAGTCAATAAACGCAACATGCGGATCATTTCAGGACACCAGCGTTACAAGATTTTGCAGGAAGCGGGTGTTGAGAATGTCACGGTGATTATGGTCGATGTGGACGAGGTTGCCGAGATGGCAATGAATGTCACGCTCAATTCTCAGGAGATTGCCGGTACATGGACTAAGGCTCTCATTCCTTTGCTTGAGAAATTACGCATCGAGAATTCTGATTCATATATTGCGCTTCGCATGAAGGAGCTTCGGGATCAGGTTCGTGAACTTGAAGATGAGAATAAAGGCGCTGGCAAAACACTTCCCGATGATCTTCCGGAACCGCCTAAAGATGTTATTTCGAAGTACGGTGATTTATGGATTCTCGGAAATCATCGTCTGCTGTGCGGTGATAGCACTAAAGAGGAAGATATCGCAAGACTTATGGACGGCAATTTGGCGAGCCTTTTCGCAACGGATCCGCCTTACTGCGTTGATTATACCGGCAAGGATAGACCCAAGGGCGGGCGTGACTGGTCGGATGTTTACAGAGAGATAGACATCCCGGATGCAACGGAGTTTATGAAAAGTTTTTATGAAGTTGGTTTGAAATTTATCAAGCCAAATACAGCCCTTTATCTGTGGCATGCTTCAAAGCGCAGGCGTGAGATTGAGGACGTGTGCAAGCACCATAATATTTTAATCCATCAGCAGATCATCTGGGTTAAGCCGTGCGTGATTCTCACCTACTCATTTTATTCGTGGAGACATGAACCGTGTTTATTGATGTGGGTTAAGGGGTCGAAACCGCCGTACCGCCCGAAAGATAAATCAGTGGGCAGTGTGTGGACTGTTGATTTCGTGCGTCAGGGTGATCCGACAATGCCGGAATACCACAGTGATGTTTGGGAGCTTGACTGGGAAGGCAAAAAGCGGGGGTCAAATGTAGCCGAACATCCCACGGTTAAGCCCACAGAGGTTTTCGCAATTCCCATGCGTGTGCATACGCAAGTTGGAGATATTTGTTTTGAACCTTTTTGCGGATCTGGTTCGCAGATTATTGCGGCTGAACGATTAAACAGAAGATGTTTTGCAATGGAGCTTGAGCCGTTCTTTGTGGATGTGGCAGTTAAACGCTGGGAAGAATATACAGGCAAAAAGGCGGTCAAAGCGTAATGGAAGAAGTTAAAGAAAAACAGAATCTGGCTGAGATAGCACGCAAAAAACGTTACCTGCACTTAATCGAAAAAATGCACAGCGGGAAACCGCTGTCAAAGCCGGAGATTCGTGAGCTGGAAGAATTTGAAAGCGAACCGCTTGAGGCGACTGTAGTCAAGACCATGGAAGAAGTCGGCAAGGTTATGGACGTATCCGAACGGACAGTTCAGCGGTGGAAGAAAGACGGTATGCCGGTTACGGCAGAGGGTTATTACGATCTGGACGCAATCAAAGCATGGCATGACGGCCGTGGAATTGTGGACGGAGAAGAAACAGAGGGCAAGGCGTACTGGGATGAGAAGATCAGAAAGTACAGGGCGACTTTGCTCGAGCTTGATTTAAAGAAAGCAACCGGAGAGCTTGTTTCTCGTGAGGAAGTCGAACGTGGAAGGATCGCCCGCATTATTGCGGTTAAGCGTTCCTTTCTGGCACTGCCGACACGTCTTGCGCCGGTTCTTGCGATGAAAGAACCGAGAGAGATCGAGACGCTTTTATATGAAGCGGTTGCGGAGATTATTGATGATTTTGCCGGAGGAGCGGATGTTAACAAGAAAACAGGACAGAACAATATGGATGCTAACGGAACAGCAGGCGTGGAAACGACCTGAGCGTATCAGCGTCAGTCAGTGGGCGGATCAGTACCGTTATTTAAATCCGGTCACTTCAGCCGAACCGGGCAGGTGGAAAACCGCACGCACGCCCTATTTAAAAGGTGTTATGGATGCGTTCACTGATCCGGGCGTTGAGGAGATCACGGTGATGGCCGCTTCACAGGTCGGTAAGACCGAAGGCATGTTCAATATGCTCGGTTACATCGTTGATCAAGACCCGGGACCTACGCTTATGGTTTTGCCACGTGAGAATGATGCAAAGAGTGTCTCGTATAACCGAGTGCTTCCTATGTTGAAGGGTTCACCCGCTTTGTTGAGTCGGTTGCCTCAGAATGCGGACGACCTGACAAAGCTGGAATACCGTATGGACAGGATGATTCTTTATTTTGCCGGTTCAAACAGCCCGGCTGATTTAGCGTCACGTCCTATACGGTATCTGTTTCTTGATGAGATCGATAAATATCCGAAGTTTTCAGGGCGTGAGGCAGACCCGATCAAGCTGGCGACTGAACGTCAAAAGACTTTCTGGAATAAAAAGACAGTCAAGGTTTCAACACCGACAACACGTGACGGTTATATCTTCCGTGAATACGAAAAATCAGACCAGCGGAAATTTTATATTCCCTGCCCGCATTGCGGTTGTTACCAGACGCTTGTATTCGGTCAGATTAAATGGCTGGAAGAAGAAAAATCAGCGGAAAGAATAAAAAACGAACGTCTTGCTTGGTACGAGTGTGTCCACTGCAACAAGCGCATTGAAGATTATCATAAACCTAAAATGCTTTTGCAGGGCAAATGGGTTGCCAGAGATGAAGATATTGACGAAAGCGGGCAGATCACCGGTGACGGCGTAAAAAGTAAACACAGAGGATTCTGGATCAATTCCTTGTATTCGCCTTGGTTGACATGGAGTGATGTTGCCTGTGAGTTTTTAAAGTCAAAAGATTTTATTGAACTGTTGATGAACTTTGTCAACTCATGGCTGGCTGAAGTCTGGGAAGAAAAGATCGAGGAGACCACCGTTGATCGTGTGCGCAATCTTGTGTGCGATTACGATCAGGGTATCGTTCCCGATGACGGTATCGTTCTTACAGCAGGTGTTGATGTTCAGAAGGATCATTTTTATTACGTTATCCGTGCGTGGGGATATGAAGAACAAAGCTGGCTTGTGCGTTCAGGTAGAGCGGAATACTGGGAAGATTTAGTCGAGATACTTTTTAAAACAGAGTACCCCAAATATTCAGGCGGTGAGACGCTTCCGGTATACATGACCTGTGTTGATTCAGGGTATCGGACAGATGAGGTTTACGAGTTTTGCAGGCACTGGCATGATCGTGCGAAAGCGATTAAGGGTCAGGAAGAATTGACAGATGGCAGATTTTACCGTGCTTCAAAGATAGATATCAATTCGAGAACGGGTTCAATTATCAAGCACGGTCTTGTGCTGTGGAATCTCAATGTCACGCAGTACAAGGATAAGATCAACCGTCTTGTGGTCAGCAGGGATCCTCATAAGTGGCATCTGTTTCGTGACCCATCAGAAGATTATCTCAATCAGTTCACGTCAGAACATAAGGTGCTTATCAGAAACCGCAACACCGGCAAGGCAAAAGAAGCATGGCAGAAGAAACGTTCATCGATCGCCAATCACTACCTTGACGCAGAAGTGTATGCGGTAGCGGCCGCAGATATTATCCGTGCGCTTAATATCCGCAGGGATGAGGTGCGGGTTCACAAGGATATTCGCAGAGAACATAGCCGTTCAGACTGGATCCGTAGGCGGGAAGGAGCGTGGATCTGATGGGGGGACGGTGGTTAAACCGGCACAAGAACTGGTTGCGGGAAGAAGAATCGCAGACACGTGGTGAACAGCTTGTTGAGCCTGAGGATTACGGTGTGCCGTTTTATCCGCTTAAATGTCCGGGATGTAAAAGTAAGAACATTAGATGTTATTCGACGCACTTACCTATTCGGTATCACGTTTGCCGTGACTGCGGAAAGAACTTCAAAAGCGTTGAAGTTGAAGAAAAATAGATTTGCTATTTTGTAGTAATGACCCGATTGAAAAAGATACAGGGTTAAGTAAAATTTAAAGTAGAGATATTAATAGCGCAGGAGTTGGCCGCTCCGGGTGCGCCCAATAAAGTTATGAAGCCCGTATTCGTTGCAACGAGCGAATGCGGGCTTTTTTATTGGGAAGATTTACAGGAGAAAAAATGAGCGCACCGACAAAACAGGAAATGCTTGAGAACGTGGAGAACGCAATAAACGCACGCATGAGCGGAGGGGCGGTTCAGTCGTATTCCATCGGCGGGCGCAATTTGCAGTACATCACGTTATCGGAGCTTATGAAATTAAGAGACAAACTCCGTCAGGAAGTTTCATCTCTGGCGGGTCGCACAGCGTTTGCAAAATTTGAGAGACCGGTATGAGCGTAAAAGAAAAAATATCAAACAGCATAGACGGCGTAGTCAGTTTCTTTTCTCCCAAAGCGGGGTTTAAGAGACGCATGTACCGGGAAGCGATTGCAGTTTCACAGAAATTTGGATCGTACCGTGGCGCAGACCGCAACCGTATGCGTTCGTCATGGCTTCCGGGTGGTGGTTCTGCGGATGAAGATATTATTCCCGATCTTCCCGAACTAAGAGAGCGTAGCCGTGATTTAAATCGCAATGACGCTCACGCTTCAGGAATAACCAACACCATGACAACGAATGTTGTCGGCACAGGGATAAGACCGCAAAGCCGTGTTGATCGTGAAGTGATCGGATTAAGTCAGAGCAAAATAGATAAATTTCAAAAGAAAGCGGAAACTGCTTGGAAGCTGTGGTTGCCGTTTGCGGATGCGGGCAACCGCATGGACTTTTACGAAATACAGCAGTTAGTTGACAGGCAGATACTGGAGAACGGCGAAGCAATTGTTATCCCGGTCATGCTCAAGGACAAAAGCCGTCCTTATTCGATAGCGCTTCAGGTTGTTGAATCAGACCGTCTGGCAACACCACCGGAAAAACGTGGAGACAAGTCAGTAAGAGCCGGAGTGAAAGTAGGAGCAAACGGAGAGCCGGTTTCGTATTTTATTCAGAAAACACACCCGGGTGATTATCGATTTACACGAGGTGTTGACCGGGAGTTTATAGAAATACCTGCACGCAACGAACTTGGACGACAGAATGTGTTTCATCTGTTCCCTGTTCAGCGCTCAGGACAGACCAGAGGGGTTCCGTTCTTTGCGCCGGTGCTTTCTTATTTCAAGGATTTGGCAGAGTATGCGGAAGCCGAACTTGTTGCCGCACGGATAGCCGCATGTTTTTCGCTGTTTGTGACATCAGAAGCGTCAATGGATATCAATACCGGTTATGCCAAGAACTTTCAGGGGCAGGTTCTGGACTCACTCGAGCCTGGCATGATCAAGTATCTGTTACCCGGAGAATCTATATCGTCATTTAACCCGCAAAGACCGACCGCAACATTTGAACCTTTTGTTGAACGGATGTTGCGGGCAATTTCGGCGGCTCTGGGGCTTCCTTACGAGCTTGTCGCAAAAGATTTTTCAAAAACAAATTATTCAAGTGCACGTGCGGCTTTGCTTGAAGCCCGCAGGTATTTCAAGGTCAGGCAGGAATGGATTGCCAGAAAATTATGCCAGCCTGTCTGGGAGATGGTTCTTGAAGAAGCTTATTTGCGGGGAGATCTGGGCGGGATCAGTTTTTATGATAACAAGCGGAGCTGGACAAACGCTTCGTGGATTACGCCGGGCTGGGAATGGGTCGATCCGCTTAAAGAAGCCAAAGCCGCAGAAGTCGGGCTTAAGAACGGCATTGTTACTCATTCAGATTTATTCTCGGCGCAAGGCAAAGATTGGGAGGAATGCTTTGAGCAAAGAAAAAGAGAACAGGAAAAAATCAAAGAGCTTGGACTCGAGATCAGTGGCGAAAGAGGTTCAGGTGATGGTAACGACCCAGATGAGGACGGCACAGAAGATAACAATCGAAGTGAGGAGTGAGAAATGAAAAAAGATTTATTCAGAACAGATATCGCTCGTGCCGGTGATGTCAGAATTGACAGGGACAAAGCGGTCATCCGTGGTTTTGCTGTTGTCAGCAAAGGGTTAACAAAGGACAGCCGTGGCGAATTTGACGATAGCGCCCTTGATACGGTTGTCGAGCTTGGCAACAGCGCAAAGATTGGTATTAAGTCACGATTCGGTCATCCCAACATGAGCAGTACGGCGCTCGGTACGTTTCTGGGCAGAGTGAACAATTTCAGGAGAGATGCAGACATTGTCAGAGCGGATTTGCAAATTGATAAGACTGCTTTTGACACACCGGACGGCGATCTGGCGGGATATGTTTTAAATCTTGCAGAAAGCGATCCGGAGATGTTCGGAGCGTCAATGGTGATTAACTGGGATCCGGAAGATCGGGAGGAACTTGACGCAGAGGGCAACAGCTTACCGCCGTTTATCCGGATTACAAAACTTCTGTCGGTTGATGTGGTTGACGATCCGGCCGCTAATGACGGCTTTTTCGGTATGCCGTTCTTCTCGAAAAGCGTTAAGCCCTCAGCCGAGATGACGGAGTTTTTAGATAAATTCCTTAGCAATCCTGATGCGGTTGAGAAAGCGGTCGGGTTTCTGAATAGATACAGGGTTAACAAAAAGATATTTGAAAAAACAAATTTTAAACAGGAGGAAAAACGTATGGAATCGATGACATTAGAGCAGTTTAAAAGTGAGCGTAAAGATCTTTTCGACGCTGTGTTCAAAGAAGGATGTTCTTCAGGAGTACAGCAGGAAAGAGAACGCTCGGTATCAATCCTTAATAAAGCCAAGGGCTTTGAAGGGATGAACGAGCTTGCGCTTGAAGCGATTGAAAAAGGATTAACGCTTGATCAGGCGGTGATCAATTTTCAAGAGAAGCGTCTGGAAGACCTTGAGAACGCATCTGCCCCTCAGGTCGGACCCGATGCGGAAGAAGAACCGAAGAAACAGTTAAGTCATTTTGACAGGGCAAAACAATATCAAAGCGAACACGGCGGAAGCATGACGGATGCTCTCAAGGCAACCGCTGAAAAACGCCAATAAAAGGAGGAGAAAAATGTCACAGGAAAATTTAGGAGCAAAAGCATTTACGGCGGGTGAAGACCTTGAGGCATATCGCAGGGTAAAACTCAGCACAGGAAGCGGAAGTCAGGTTGAGTATGCTGATGCCGGAGAGGATTTTATCGGTATCACAGCGGGTAAGGTTGCGTCAGGTGATTTTATTACGGTCAAACTGAAAACCAGCGGACGTACGTTCAAGCTGGTAGCGGATGGAGCGATTGACGCTGGCGGTGATTTTTACGGAGCGGATGATGGAAAGATAAGCGCAACTGTGAGTGGTTCGGTTATCGGCAAAGCCCTTGAGGCTTCGGCATCTGATCTGGAAGTTATTGAAGGATTACTGGCATAAACGAAATAAACATACAGGAGGATTACCATGGGAGTTGATTATTCAGGAGTTAGAGCGACGCCGAGAATGGATTTGGGTGTTGCGGTTATGGAATATGTGGAGCAGGAGAACGAGTTTATCGGTACTAAAGCGTTACCGCTTTTCAGGACGCAAAAACAGAAATCGGTTTTCCCCGCTATCACTCGTGAGAGTATTACTCGTGATGCGGATACTAAACGTGCGACCCGGGGAAATTACAACCGTGACGGGTTCAGCGCAAAGGATAAATCGTATAACTGTCAGGAACACGGTCTTGAGGGGGCTTTGGATGATAGTGAACGTGCGATGTATCAGAGTGATTTTGATTCTGAGCTTGTAACAACCAAAATCACGACCCGCAGAGTATTGCAGGCGCAGGAGAAAAGAATTGCGGACTTGCTGTTTAACACAAGCATGTTCAGCGGTTCGGCTCTCTATACGGATTGTTCTTCAAATCCGTGGGATGACATCGCAACTAAAGTGATCAAACAGATCAGGGACGCTAAAGCAAAGATCCGTTCTAATTGCGGGATGTTGCCTAATGCATTGATCATGAGTTCAACCAATATCGAGCGTCTAAAGGCAAACACAGAGATTGTGGATCTCATTAAGTATACGTCACGGCCTACAGACGCTGAAGTCAGAAAGGCGCTGGCTGATCTTTTCGGGATTAAATACATCCTTGAAGGAAAGGCGATCCGCAACGCCGCAAAAGAAGGAAAGTCTTTCGTCAGCGGTGATATCTGGAGTGATGATTATGCGCTTGTCGCACTCATTGCCGAAGATGGGCAGGATCTTTCCCGACCGGGACTGGGTCGGACGTTTCTCTGGGTTTCAGACAGTCCGGAGAATGCGGTTGTCGAGCAGTACAGAGCGGAGGAAATCAGGAGCGATGTGTTCCGTGTGCGTCAGCACGTGGATGAAATGATCATCGATCCTTATTTCGCTCACCTTTTAAAAGTAGATGCGTAAATCTGAGGGGGCTTTTATGCCCCCTCATTATTTTAAGGAGTTGTGATTATGAACGGACCTTATCAGGTTGTTGATACAGGAAAACTGCTTCGTGTCGAATACGGACCCTTTGTGGAAGTGCGGGCAAATGTTTCCTCAGACGATGCCGGGAATCCGATCAATTTTGATGACTGCCATGATCTCACAGGTTGGGAGTATGTAGATGTTTATATCAAATTAAGCGGAACGAATCCGTTATGGGATATTACGCCGGTCTTCGGCGATATTGAAGGCGGTGTGGAATTTTATGATGCAGAAACGATTACTGTACAGAAAAACGAAATCCGAAGGATTCGTTTATTCGGCGCAGGCTGTCTGTATTTTCGCTGTGATGGCTCGGCAGGAACTAGCCCGCAAATTGATTCAATCAAGATACGCCCGGTTAACCTTGTGAAATAAGAGGAGCGGTATGGGAATTCTTGATTGCCAATTTAAAAAGCCGGGGTGTGACCGGATCACAACAGGACAGCCGGAGTTTAGTGGTGTTTATCCTGATGTGGAAGAACCGTTGGGCGGATATGCTTCTTTTGCAGGCGATGGATATGTCAATACTCAGGAAGTATATGACTACAGCCAGAATGGTGATTTTTCTGTATCTGTCTGGGCAAAGAGTACAAACCCTTCAGCGAATTATGCGGTTGTTCAGGCGCATTTAGTGGGAGCGAGTTATTCGTCTGACTGGATTATTGTCGGAGGCAATTCCCTTTTCTGGATGAGAAGTCAGGCTCTTGGGAACATCTCCCTCATGAATGACAGCAACTGGCACCATCTGGTTTTGGTTTGGGATCGTGCGGTTGAAAGGTTTAGAGGTTTTTTTGATGGAGAAAATATAGGACAGAGCAATGTGGTTGCAGGCTACGGTGCTGTTACGCCTATTGTTATTGGCGCAAGGGCAGACTTTGGATCGTCTTTCTGGACTGGTGGCATAGCGCAAGTAAAGGTTTACAGAAGAAAATTAAGCGATGCAGAGGTTAAGAATTTATTTAAGTTTAATCCTGTTTTGAATGGGCTTTATTCCTATTACCCGCTTGTCAGTAATGGCAAAGATTATGGTCAGAACAGAAAGCATGCGGTTGTGCAAAATGCGGTATTCAACGGGGGCTTTAATGGATAGCGAGTGCGTAACAAAAGAAATGTGCAAAGAAAAACACGAAAACTCGGGACGTGAGTTTGATTCGATCAAAGAACAGCTCAAGGAACACGAAGAAAAACTGCGGGAAGCGGACATCAGGTTCACCGAGCTTTCAGGTGACGTAAAGCATATTAAAGACCGGATTGATAACGGACTTTCAACAACGATCTGCCAGATCAAAGAAAAGATGGACGAGTTCATGCCACTGGTTCGGGAGAGTTCCGAATGGGCGGGCAGATTTAAACAGGCGGTTTATTTTGTTGCGGTGATCAGTTTTGGTGGCGGACTTGTAAGTCTTGCTTTCCATTTTGCCGCAATGATCGCAGAGAAGGTGTTCGGATGAGCTTTAAGGATTCAGTCAAAGAGGACAGCAAAAATATTTTTTTAAATACCGGACAGTTTGCGGAAGAAATTACGTATGTACCCAATGGAGAGTCGGAAAAGATTATCAGGGCGGTTGTTATTCGTTACGAACTTGCTCCGGCAGAAGAAAACATTAACCGTTCGCTGAAAAAGCAGGCAGAGGTAATGATCGCAAATGATGCGGATGAAGGCATGGCTGTGATTAATAAAAAGGATGACCGCATCAAGATCAATGACACGCAAGGGATTGAGCGTGAAGCAAGAATTGATGATGTGCTTAATAGTGATGACGGCATGTGGCATGTACTTGTGGGGTGGTAATTATGCAGTTAACAACAGAAATAGATAAAAGAGAGCTTGAGCGGGCAATTAAAATTGCGCCCCGGGTTCTTAAATTTGAGCTGGCTGATGGCATGGATCGTATTGGCAAAGGATTTTTAAAGCGGTTCAGGCAACAGCAGTTGCAGGGGCCTCCTGGTGTGCGAGGAGCGTCAGGGCACGGATTGTTTGGAACGTTTAAACGTGTGTTTCTGGTTTCCCCCACTATCGAAGGAATGGGAATACAGATTTTTACGGATTCAAAGATTGCGAAATTGCACGAGACAGGCGGAACTGTCAGGGATCCGGGCGGTGGAAGGCTTGCGGTGCCATTATCCGCAAGAACGGAGATGTTCACCCCGGGTGGCAAGCTCAGGGGTAGATACAAGCGGGTGCGTGAACTTAAAAATGTCAGACCGATGCGGTTTCATGGAAAGACGTTTCTTGCCCGGGTAACCAAAAGGGCGAAAAAGATTTTACCGCTTTACGTGCTTAAGCGTCAGGTACGCATTCAGCCGAGACTCGGCTTCTACAGAACGTGGGACGGTTTGGTGAATTACCGTATTGATATTTTAAACAAGTCCATCGAGAAAGCGTTGAGGAAGATTTAATGGAAACAGTAAGAGAAAGAATTTTACAGAATATAAAAACGACCCTTGAAGGGGTTACGGTTGCTAACGGTTACAACTTTGATTTTGAGGATAAAACCGTCCAGCGGTGGTCAATGCACGGAAACCGCATGGTGGATATGCCTATGGTTGTCATCAGTCCGGGGGATGAGGATGAATCAAGTTCCCCACACCCTTTTGAAGAATGTTTGCTGTCGGTGTTTCTCGATATCTTTTACGTCAATGACGAGAACGACACTGTTGCGACAGATACGTATTTAAACAGATTACAGGGCGATATTAAAAAAGCGATTTTACAGGATGTTACTCGTGGCGGTGAGGCAATTGATACGGATGTTTTAGGGACAACGCCTTTTGAGACAACCGAAGCCCAGCCGTATGCGGGAATAATTATGGAACTCAGGATTCGTTATCGCCATTTAAAAACGGATCCCACGGCAAAGAATTAAGAAGGAGGATTGCTATGTCAATGCTTGTAAGAAAACGCCAGCTAGCCGCAAAGACCGAATCGGTCGAAGGCAGTGCGGAGACGCTGGCCGCAGAAGATGCGGGAATATTAGTTAACTTTTCACCAAAAGCAAATTATGACCCGCAGATGTATCAGCGTGATCCTGTTCGGGCTTCCCTTACGAAGATGGGAAAACTTGCGGGTAAACGTTCAGGAGGTCTTGATTTCAGTATCGAGCTTAAAGGATCAGGTTCGTTAACAACTGAACCCGAATGGGCAAAGCTGATCAAGGCATGTGGATTTCAGTGTTCTGCTTTGAGCAAAATATCTTTCGGAGCGATTACATCGGGACCCTTTGTTCACAGCGAAACAATTACAGGTGACACATCAGGAGCGACCGGTCGTGTTGTGATAAGTACGGCTGATGGTACGACAACGCTTTATTTTGTGCCGGTAAGCGGGACGTTTGAGAGCGGTGATCTTATTACCGGGAGCAAATCAGGAGCTTCGGTCACCGCTTCAGGTGATCCAGCGGATGCCGGGTTTGAAGTTAAGCCGGTCAGCAGTGGAATTGATTCATTAACAATGGGTTTGTACGAGGATGGTGTCCGTAAGGTCATGAAAGGTTGCCGAGGAACGGTGAAGTTCAGTTTCAAGATCGGCGAACCGGCAATGCTTGATTTCAGTTTCAAAGGTGTTGAGTCAGGCGTGGCAGATGTTGCGATGCTTACCGGAATTGATTTTGACAGCACTATACCGCCGGTGCTTTTAAACGCAGTCATGTCATGTGACGGTGTATCGCTTAATGTGGGCGAGCTTGAAATTGATGTGTCCAACACTCTTGCTTCAAAAGACAAGATCGATGACGCAAAAGGTGTTCTGTCGTACATAATCACCGGACGGGATATGCAGGGATCGTTTAATCCGGAAATGGTGCCGGTAGCAACACACGATTTCTTCAATAAATGGTTTAACAATACGCCTATGGTGCTTGATCTGGCTTACGGCGAGACCGAAGGCAACAAGTTCAGGGTTTATGCGCCGGGCATTGTGTACAACAAAATTGATGACGGAGACCGTGACGGTATTCAGCTTGCGCAGACTTCGTTTGACTTAACAGGCTCTATGGATCCGGGTGATGACGAGCTGGCACTATTACTTTTATAAAAACAGGAGGTATTGAAAATGTTAACAGGTATTGATGTGAATTCGACCCGCAAATATGTTTCAAAAATGGATCCGGATAAAGAGAATCCGACTGTGTTTCATATCGGCTTGCTGGATCCGGTATTAAGGGCAGAGGTTGATGATGAGAGCA